AATTGATTTTGTGCTGCTAAAACTGTGAATGTTGCTGATGCAGTTTTGATTAAAGTAAATGTATAAATATCAATACTGCTTGCGTTACCTGCTGTTGGTGCATCACCGCCTGACCATTTTGGTGTAACAGATGAGCCATCAACTTGGTATGCATTTAAGTAGTAAGCTGTCGTACCCTCAGACATTAATATAGCGAACGACATTGACTCACCGACTGACATTATAGAGTCTAAACTGTTTGAGCCATCACCTCTAAAATTAATTGTTCTGTTAGCTGTTTGATCAACATTGAAATACATAACTGCTTGTGTTAGTGCATCAAAATCGATTGTGCCTGTTGTAGAGTTATCAATCGTAGCTTTCTCGATAGCCTCAGCAATACTTGTTGTACCTGTAACTGTTAAGCTATCAGCTATTGTTACACTATTAGCAAGTTTGTCGCCTGTTACTGCATCATCTGCAATGTGTGCTGTATCGATACTACCATCGACATAATGTTCTGAGTCGATTGAGTCGTCAGCTATTTTTGTTCCATCTACTGCGTCTGCAGCTATTGATGCTGTATCAACTTGTGCGAAACTAAGTTGTGCTGAGCCATCAGTCTTAATGAAATAGTCTGCTGTTCCATCAGCTTGAGGAAAATTTAATCCATCGAGAATTAGATTACCTGTCCCATTTGGTGTTAGACTTAAATTTCCATTTGTATCTGTTGATGTAATTGCGTTTGCATCAATTTGTACGTTGTCGACTTTTAGTGTTCCTAATGATGACGAACCTGCATTTAGATCTGCAAGGTGACTCATTATTTCTCTAATTGCATTATTGACGTTACTAGGCTGCATACCCTCGTCAATATTTATACCACCGACATCAGTGTTCGATGCAGCAGTCGCACTATAGTCTGATATTGCGTTTTTTACCATTTTGTTTGTCCTCTCTAGTTAACTTCTGTTAATGGAATAGTTGTGATGATTGGTATGTTGCGTCTTAACCAATTATCGAACAATTCCGGGTAGCCGGGTTTGTCCAAATTATCAATGATATTACTTGGTGCACGATCTAATAATATCTCTGAATATCTTTGTAATTGTTTTTCGTTTAAATCCTCAGGTGCAAATTCTTCAATAAGTGCATCAATCTTACCGGATTTTTTTAAGTTATCGATCAGACTTCTATTACCTTTATTAATGCTTTCAGCTGATTGGTAATTTACTGTATTGTCAGCTGCACCTACAAATTGGTTTGTGCGTTCTAAATTGTTGATGACATCATCGATCTGATCTTCCGGGAACAGCTCTCTGAACATTTCACCCTCAGGTGTATCGTCTGAGGCTATACGTCTTAAAAACGACTTTTTACTATTACCTTTCAATTTTGTAGATATGGTAGACATTGCACCACGCACAAAACCATAATACTCATCTTTTGAGTCTAATGCTTTTAGTCGTCTTAACTCAGCTAAGAATGGTTCTGCATCAGTTGTTTTCCATAATTTTATACCACTCTCTGTTGCATCATTTACAGCTGCTGCATTTCTATATTTTAATCTTACCTCATCGAGTCCCGGAACGTACTTCTGTATGAGCTCATCTAAACGTGATACGAGTCTATTACCTGATATTATATCACCATCGGTTGGGTCACCACCTAAACTACGTGAATTGTAATTAGCATTTCTAAGTGTTCGATATAATTTTTCAACAGTTAGTGCGTTAAGGTTACTTTGATCGAACCCATCATTCAGCACTATGCTGCCATCTTTCGATATACTAAATACTTTTTTTACATCGCCATTTTTATTTTTTGCAGTTATCGCTTGAATACTTCTACGTGATGAGTCACTCAATTCTGAGAAAAGATCTTGTTTCAAAAAACCATCAAGATCTGCAAAGAAATTATCACTAACAACTTCATTAATAGCTGAGTCATCGTATGCTTTTGTTGCGTCATCAAAATTTGTTTTTCCAACACGTTTTAGATAATCAACGAACAATTCACCATCTTGTTTTGGTATATTCTGTTGATTGCCAAGTTTATTGAGAACATCATCATAAGCATCAGATATAGCTGTTGTCTTATTATTTAAAACTGTATCTTTAAAATTATTCCATACATCGTCATATTGCTGCAGGTTAGGTCGTACACTTCTCACAACATTTGGATTTCCCGCTAGTGGAAAATCCTGTTGTAGATTATCTCTAACGACATCAATACCACCTGCATTATCGACTTGTCTTTTCACTGCTTGTCTTACTTTCGTGTCATCTAATATTGGTGCTTGATTTTTATCTGATCTGAATACGTTTTGTAGTTTTTCTATTCCTCTGCCACCTTTTTCAACCAATGGCTCAGCAACACGTGCTATCGCTTGTGCCCCTCCAACAGTTATTGGATTTGCAGCTGCACCTATAGCAGCACCACCTCTTGCATTATCTAATCTATTTTCTGAGCTATAACCTGAACCATATAAACCTCCTACTAGTGCACCCTCAGCTCCAAGATTCAAAACTTTACCGGGAATCTTTGTAGGTTTAAATGGGTTCAAATATTTAAGACCACGCAATAATGTGCCACCTGTTAATAATCCACCCCCTATATCACCCAACATCGCTTGACCGGCATATTTATCGGCAAAACGATCTCTTTCACCCTCTGCGAAATCTAAGTATTTATTGTATGCGTCTTTGTAACTTGATTTCCCTGTTACAGCATCTAAAGCTGCAAGACCCGCTGAAATTCCCTCCAAGCCATATCCGAAACCTATTGTATCAGCAGCACCAAGTAAAGCTTGAGGTGAAAACCTCTTGATGTCATCACCACGTTGGTACTTAAATTCTTCGATGAGGTCTATCTTTCTTTGTTTGTCTTGGTCATCTTTTGAGCTCGCAATAAAATCTGCATATTCAGTTTTATTGTCAGCAATTTTATTTAATTCTGCAATTTCGGCTGATCTATATGTCCTGCCTCTAAATTCAAAACTATCCATCGTCAACTCCTATAAATTGCCACGTATATTTTCATCGGTTAATAAAGGTATCGGTTCAGGTATTGGAGTCAATTTTTCCGGGTCATCTTTAGGTATTGGGTCACTAGCATATACCCAACTTTCAGCTGCAAATTTTATCGCTGCTTGGACACCCTTAATTGTATCATCTTTCATCTGTTGTAATCTAATTCGTAATTGTTCACCTGTACCAACCGCATCAGTGTCGAGCACATAATTCAAATTAGAAAATACATTTAATTCTGTTTCAGATACTGAACCTAACGCACCGCCATTTGCACTTGCTTGTTTCATTGCGTTAATTACATCAACAAAGTTAGAACCGGAAATAGAACTAAGCTCACCACGTAATACCGCTTGATCACTGCCGCTGAGCCTGTCAAAAATTAGTGTATCGGCAAGGTTGGTCGCTGTTGACGTGTTCTTTCTTGTTAGTGATATAGCAGTATTTATTTGTTGAATTTTTTTATTAGCAGCCTCAATGATAGCATCTCTTGTACTAGCAATTTTACGTCTAGCTGCTTTTTGTTCAACTAACCTAGTGCCGAAGTAAGTTGTTTCGCCTGTTGTAGGGTCATAATTTGTTTCTTTCTCAACATCACCACGTTCAACTCCCATATTGCTTAATTGTGTGGAATCAGCAGGTAAAACTTTATATCCCTGACTTAAATATTGATCGGCTAATGCCTGATCTTTACTTGTAATTTGCCTTACGAATTGTCCTTGTTGATCATAAACATTTAAGATTGTTCCGATGCTGCTTGATTTTGGTGTAGTCGGTTGTAATGCTTGTCTAATACCTAATGCACGATCACTTGGTGTGCCTGATAGTAATGCCAAACCTGTTAATGCATCTGCAAACTTATTTTGATCTTTAAATAAATCAGCAACTCGTGTTCCAAAACCTCTTGGTGGCATTGGTGGGGTTGTCGGGTTTGCTATACCTCCGAAACCTATGCCTCTCATTGGACTAATACCTGTAGTTTTTGCAATAGGAGCTGTACCACCCGGTAATCCACTCATACCACCAATGTTTACAGGTGTTGTGCCAAATGCACTTTGAAACGATTGAGGTGATGTGTAAGGACTTGCGTTTCTAGGAGTCATGCCCAATCCACCTATTCTTGCCAAATAATCGTCTATATATGCCATGCTAATATCCTAATAAGTTTAATTGTAAATTGTTTTGTGCAGCTCTATCTCTAAGATCTTGCATCATTTGTTGGTAATCTAATTGCTGCCCATAAGTCATATCGTAATAAGGTATAATATTATCACCAACACCATCAGCTGCAGGTGTGTAACCTAATAACTGAGCTGATGCATTTGTGAACTTAGGTGGGTTGCCAATCTTCCCATCACTCTCTTGATATGCTTTATATTCTAATGGGTTTTCTAAAGTCATGTTGCCATATTGTCTGCCCAACCCTTGATCGAGCTCGACATTATATCCTGCCAATAACCCGCTATTTAAATTGTCGAGCATTTCTTGATTCTTATCACCTACAAATAATATTTTATTCATTGGTGATATACCTAATCTGAAATCAACTTCAGGTCTGATCATTGTCGTATAATCTTGCCCAACATTTGCAGCATCAATTAATGGTAGATAATCCATATATGGTAATGATGGTGGTGTGACTTCTTCGACAACAGGCATCTCAGTCGGTATATCGAAGTTATCACGTGGCACATTAACACCACTTCCTAATAATAAACTCGGAAATCTATTTTGATAATCAACCATACTATCTGTTCGTGAAGTTGGTAATGAACTTGTATAAGGCTGATCAAAAGATCTTCCCGGTGTAGGTTCGATTGAACGCATATCGTTAGCAACGTTTAATAGACCACTAATGAAACCATCATCACTGCTTGCAGCTGCATCTTTAACACTACGACTCATGTTTTGTGCAAAGTTGAATAATTCTTCAGGTGTTTGCTGACTTTCATCGATAGTAGGTGTATTCTCAACAATGTCGTCTTTTTTATCACCTGATAATATTGTCCTGATTATGTTACCGGGTGTGAACTTCAACACACCTGTAATAATGTTACCCGGTTTGCTATAATCTTTTGGCTCAAGTCCACGACTGCTATACCAATCTGCTAACTGATCATTTGACAATAATGAGTATTTATCATTCACACCCGGTAGTAATTTATTTACAAAATTATCTTCCCATTTACCGCCCGGTGCATAATCAAGTGCTCTTTTATCCCTGATTAATCTATCTTTTTTAAAATCAGAAATCCTCATTTTCTCGATATCTTTATTAGATATGTTCGATAATAAAACATTCTGACTTGGTTTTGCTGTAGGCACAACAGCAGCACTATTAGAACTGCTACTCTTTTTCTTACTTGGTTTACGAACGTTCTTGGAGCTAAAAGCTGTATCGCTTATTGCACCTCGTATCGCTGACTCGTAATCGTATGCCATATTTGTTACCTAGAAAAATAATGCCTTAGCCAATAACCCTGCACCTAATAATCCATCACCCATTGGATTACTTGCAGCGGTTTGTGTTGTTGTAGAGCCAATTCCAATATTACCTGCACCTGCTGCAGATAAGAGTGCATTTAATTGTGCTGTATCTGCTGCGTTCTGCTCAGCTAATTGTTGTTGTGCTGCCATAATTGATCGTTCGTCTTGTGTACGTTGTAGATCACCTGCAGTACCGATTGCACCTAGTTGTTGCAATGCTAAATCTTGAGCTTGCGGTATCATGCTTGCAAACGCAGCTTGTTGTGCACCCTGAGCTCTCTCTGCATCGATGATTTGTGCTGCTAGTTGTGCTCTACGTTGAGCCTCTAAATTCTCTTGTTGTTGTAATAATGGTGCAACTGCATTACCTATGCCACGACCTAATGCTGAACCAAATGCATCACTACCTAATCGTCCTGCAGCTGAATATTGTGATGTAATGTCATTTGTAACATTCGCAAGCCGATCATCGATCACTTGGTTTAGATATTGTGCACCCAAAGGACGACTATATTCTGATCTCAATAAATCAGGATTTCCATAATTAGCACCAAGTAAACTATTAACTGTATTTTGATAAGTCTGAACATTATCTGCACCAAAATTACCAAGTCCCATAATCTGTTGTGTTTCGTATGGGTTAACATCTGCATATCGTGCACCTTGATAGACTTGCGGTGAGAAATTTCTAGCTGCACTAAAAACTTCTTCCTGATTTTGAGTCACATAGTCAGGTATCTGATAGCTTGTCACTTGTGTTGCGGGTCTGCTACTGCCTTTACTCATTTTAACCTCTTTTCAAATTGGACGTGTCGTGGTTTCCAATCATAGTTTTGTAAATATTTAAACCATGCTCTACGACCATAACCCTCGATGTGGTTACAATCATTTTTGTTCCCAACTTCTTCTAATATTGGCATTACAACAGGCAGCCATTCTTTCATGCGTCTACCTGCTACAAAATCAACTGCTAATGCCCTGCTTTTCGGATAGTCAACAATTCGTGTCGTTAACACTGCCTCGATATATCGAGTGTTTTCTTTTTCCTCGAATACTATCCATAATAAATAGATACCCTCTTTCGCTGCATCACGTACATTGTTTGTGTCTATACGATCAGGTGTTAGTCCTACAGCTCGATGCAATGTTGGTTCAATATGCTCCCACATATTATCGATATGTTCTTTTGGTATCGGTATAAATTTCATGTCCCTTGACCCCTTTAACCTGTAATTGTGTAAATAAATGTCCTATCGGTTTGTGCATTATTTGCGTGTGTAATCGTAAATGAATTTTGACTACGTGATGATATGTACATTGTACCACCACCAATTTCGGCAGCTGCGTTTGCACTAGTTGGTGTAAATAAAATCACACTATCCTCACCTGCACGAAAATCTGAAACAACAGTAGTTGTAGAACTTGCTGTTAATGTAACGTCACCTTTTGCATTATTTTTCCCATCAATCAGCAGATTGACAGCACTTGCAACATCTCTCGGATTACCGCCCTCAGGTGGTATCTTTCTATAGTTATAATCAGGCATTATCGTCTGCCTAATGGTTTCGCATCTATATCGACACCAAGTGCATAACGAAAATCACCTGAAGTTTCTATTTTCACTCTATGATATCGTCCGCTTGATCTGACGTTGCATAAGTTATCCGCTGTGATTGTACCTGCATTTGTAAAACTAACATCGTCAATCTGTCTGCTGCGGCTGCCCACACTTATCGATAAAGTTGGCTGCACTGCAGGATTTTTAGCGGTAACATAAGGTGTTACCGAATAAATCACTGATGATCTCATCGGTGCAACTTCAAACTCTTTTGTCGTAATTGTTGCATCAAGTAATGCACCTGTAAAACTATGTATCTTACTATCTTTCGATGCAGCTAATGTATAATTTTCACCGGCATACAAGGCACTATCAAGTGTAGTCGTGTGTTGATCTAAATCGATGTTGATATTGTCGAGCTGCTCTAATGTATAACCCGGTAATAATACGACACCTAATGACTCATGTGATACTTCAATCACTGACCATTTATTTACAGCATAATTATAAACAAGTATCTTATCAGGGACACCATCATTGCTATCATTTGATACAAATGACCACATAACTATTTGATTGTTAGGGTCTATAGCTGATGTAACTTTATTTACATAAGTATTATCAAAATTATCATAAAACCAATTATCAACTTTCTCAGCACCTATCGGTATTGATCGGCTGCCATCAAACATGAAGAAACCATTTTGTGATATATAGAAAATAGCATTAGTACCAATAGCAACTATACTTCCCGGTATCTCACACCCTTGTGTAGTTTCGACACGTTCGATCGAGAATATGATTGGTGAACCAACATACTCAAGTCTTGATATGCCACGTTGTGTAAATACAACTCCGAATTGTCCGCCCACGATACCGGTTATTACACCGGAATCTGCAATGTCTTGTATATCGGATTGATTTGTTCCAATCGTCCAAGATTGGCTGTCATTGATAGCACTCCAATATAATCTTTCTTGATGTGTATTACCACCATAAGCCACATTGCCGCATACAATAAAATCTCTTACTGATGCCATATATCGTGCTGCCGGTGCACCTGTAATATCAGCAAACAAACTACTGCTGCCTATTTCAAAATTCTGTAATATTTGTGCGTGACCACCTGCAGCTAACAAATTATTGCCAAAACGTGCAAACTTCCATTTTTCGCTTGTTTGTAAA